GTCCTCCTTTTCGGTGATCTCTCGTACGACCTCTCTTTGTTCCACTTCAACACCACCGTGAACAAAGAAAACTTGGCGGTTATCACTAGCTTTACTATTTATAAGATCGTAAAGTAATTTACCGTGATTTTCCACACGAGAGAATAGAATAAGAGTATTACCCTTGATATCAAGTGCTAGATTGCTGATAAACTTGTTACGTTTCTCGTGTCCAATGAGATATTGAATCTCATCTTCGTACTTATTAAAGGTTTGCTCATCATGTTTTAATAAGAGAACTTTTATATCAAGTTTAGCTACGTGACCAGCTTCCATTAGCTCCTTTGTTCTAATGGTGTTATATGCTGGACCGAATAGACCCTCTAGTACAAGTTTATTTGTCTGTGTTCCATCAAGAGTACCTGTGAAACCAAAGCGATACTTTGCATCACAAAGCTTAGTCATAATACTGACTAGACTCTTTGACTTGAAGTTATGTGCTTCATCTCCGATGACCACACTGTACTTCTGGAAGAAAGGTTTGGGTAATTTGTAGATAGACTGCCAAGTTGTAATGGTAACTTGCTTATCAGTTTGTAGTTCTTTACCACCATATATCTTATGGCAATATGATCCCACATCAAATCCATAATCCTCAAAGTCCTTATACATCTGCTCTACAAGAGATGTGGTGGGGACAACGATGAGGATGTTTTCATTACGTTGAGCATAATACGCCACTAGGGCATAGATCATTAGAGACTTACCGGATGCTGTCGGAGAGACGATAAGTTTTCTATTTGATTTGAGTGCTGTATAAATTCCGTGTAGCTGATAGTCGCGTGGCTTATAACTGGTAATAGTTTTCACCCAGTCATTTACCCCCTGAGGTGAGATGTTCTCATTCTCCTCATAGGGCAAGCCATAAAATTTATTGTCTTGGAATTTGTACGTGTATCCGTATTGCTCGCAGAATGCGATAACACGATCTAATAAGCCAACATAAATCTGCTTTGTCTGTGGAGAAAAAAGATTTATAACGCCGTCCCAATGACGTTTACGAAATGATGGATGAAACTTTGCGCCTGGTACCTCAAAGGAAAATGCATCTCTGAGTTCATACTGAACGTGTGGTTCACATTCAATGTGTAAGAAGACTTCATTCTTCTTACTGATAATCAAGTCAGCGGTCATAATAAAAACCCACCTAAAATTATTTAGGCAGGCTCTTAAATGTTATAAATTGTGAAAATTATAATCTAGTATTGCTGAGTATAAGCC